TGTAGTTCTTTGTTCCTTTCCCTTTATGAATTGTCTCGGTTATGAATTTTAAAAAATAAACGACAGGGATAACAAGATGAATTTCCAACTCAAAAAGTTCAACATGGACATGATCAAGGACCGATGTGGAATGGATTCACGAAAAAGTCCTATGATCGTGATTATTGGAAAGAAAGACACAGGTAAGTCCTTTTTAGCACGTGATTTGCTTTTTAACGTTCAAGATTGCTTTCCAGCAGGGTTAGTCATTTCACCTACTGAAGCAGTCAATGAATATTTTCAATCCTTTGTTCCTTCTAAACTAATTCATGATAAGTATGAACCAGGGAAAGTACAGAATTTCATTAAGAGACAGTTTGCTGCCAAACAGAGATTTTTGAAATCCAAAGCAAGTGGTCAGGCATTTGATCCTCGTGCGTTCATGATTTTAGATGACTGTTTGTATGCAGCCAAAGAGTGGATTAATGAAGAGTCTACTCGTTTTGTATTTATGAACGGTCGTCACCTCGATATGATGACCATTATCACCATGCAGTATCCTCTCGGTATTACACCCAATTTGAGAACCAATGTAGATTTCGTATTCATTCTTCGTGAGAATATCCTAGGGAATCGTCGTAGAATTTACGAGAATTACGCAGGTATGTTTCCGACCTTTGAGATGTTCTGTGATTTCATGGATCAATGTACAGAAAACTATGAAGGTCTAGTGATTTGTAATAACGTTTCTTCAAACAAGTTAGAAGACCAGGTGTTTTGGTATAAGGCGTCCGAACACCCTCCATTTAGGTTGTGCGACCAGTCTTTATGGGCAGATAACCGACCTTTCCAGTCTGCTATGCTCGCAGCCGATGATTATAACGCTTCTTCACTGCGTAAAAAGAATGCCGCACCCTCGGTGTGGGTTCGAAAAGAAGGAGGAGGTCGTGAATAAAATACTTCCAATAAACAATGCCCAAGGCAGTGATTCTTTTTAGTTTTAAAAAGGACGATCCATCTCCTTTGCTTAAAAATCTTTCGGACCTTTCGTTCAATCGAAAAGATGGTCGTCGTACCATTTTTTCAAAGGAGTTTTCGGTCAATGAAGTTGAACTAGAGTTAGATCAATTGAAGACTATCAAGGATGCAATTGCAAAAAACGCTACAATCCGAATTGCCTCTCCCTCTCGTATCTGGAAAGAAGCGTTCAAGTCAGCAGGGTTGGACTCTGAAGAGGCTATTGCTCTAGCAGGATTAGCGATGGCTGAGTCTGGAACTATGAGTTTTTCAAGTCTTACAGACACTGGAGATTCCTCTATGGGCGAGGCAGCCATTCCTGCAGCTGCACAGCCCGTTGCAAGTGCACTCAGGCAAGAAGAATCACAATCTCAAGGAATTGTCGATGATGACTTTGATGTGGATGCACTGGTATCAGGTCTTGCAAATGCTAAGATTGGAGGTCGTCGCAAGACACGTCGTCGTGGTGGTAAGAAATCACGTTCCAAGAGTCGTCGCCATTAATCCCTCAAGGAACCTTCGCTTGGGTGAATTGGTTTAGAAGCGTCCGCTAGACCATCTTCTAAGGTCTTCTTCTCTAATGCATTCTGCTTCTTTCGTTGTTCATTCTCCTCCTTTTGCTTACGAATTGATTCCTCACGTTGCTCAGCAAAGAACATCTCCTTATTGGATTCGTTCTCCTTATACTTTCTCATCAACTCATTCAACTCCTTCTCAGCATACTCAACCTCAGGCATCAAGTGTTCCGATGGATCCCAAGGCAACCAAGCGCCAACCTTACCGATATACAAGTTGTCCTTTGGATAACGACGCTGAAGTACCTTTGCAAACATCTGAGTTTCCTCAACGGTTGCAAACGCACGACGAACCTTAACACCACGCATATTGGTCCTGAACTCAACCTTGTTATCATACATCTCCTGAAGGTCCTTCTCGTTCTTGAGCAAGAAGATTTGATACTGCTCGTGAATATCCGTCTTCTTCACCTCCTCCTTACGCACATTCACATACTCCTGTGCATCCTTCAAAAGATCATCAATCTTGACGGAATACTTCTTGGACAAAAAGGCCATGAAGTTTTCAAGTCCCTTGATCTTCCATTCGTAATCCATCCACTCTACGAACTTTTCAAACATAAACTCCTGCTTCTGCTTAATCACCTTCTCAGGACTGATGAAGGAAACAACGCAATATTTCTGAGTAGGGATTTCTGGGTCTTCATCTAAAAAATCAACTGGACGTCCATCATCCTCAAATTTAGGGAGTTCGGTGCGAGGCATTTATTTACACTAACGCTCTCATGTTTAAACTCCATGTTTTACCGCTTAGTATTTTTGCAATACAAGGTCTCTTTACATTATACTGGTCAGCAAGTTGATATTGAGTAAGACCTTTTTGATTTTGTCTAATTTCATTAACTTGATCTAAAGTAAGTTTTGCTTTACCATTTGTTTGTCCACGTGGTTGTCTATTTGAACGAAGTTTATCATCTACATTCTCTTGATTAGTTCCCTCTCGTAAGTGATCTGGATTACAACAAGGTGGATTATTACATGAATGTAAAGCATGCATTGATTCTCTTAATGGACGTCCTAGTGAATGTTCTAAAGATACCCGGTGTGCTTTAAGATTTTTTCCAGATATTCGTATCACGCCATATCCCTGTTTAAATCTACACCCAGACCATTCTTTACAACCTTCGTTTGTTGTGATTAATTTTGAGTTAAACCACTCCTGAAATTCAATTTCGGTCATATTACGTTTTCTAATCATACGTTTCTATATTTAATACTATTGATTCCGTTTTTACCTCTTGCGAGTTGACCTTAAGTTCTTTCTCCGCAGAATAGTAAATGTATGATATCTTCACGACCGCGTATTTGTTCTTTCTCCTCGTCCCTGGTTTCATAGTTACGTTGCCTCCAGGTTCAAGCATTATGACCGCAGCAGCCGTCCATGCACTCATCTTCTTCTTGATTCTCCAATATATCTCGCTCTACGTTCCTTGGTGGGCAGTTTGGGTTGTCGGAGTTTCAATCGTTTCATATAAAGCATATTATGGAGTTTAATTGAATATGAAAATTTCTTCCTGACTAAGAACCAAACAAATGGATTCTAAGCCCAAGCCCACTCCTTCTGCCGGACTTGACATTGCCGACCTCGTGACAAGATTGATAAAATATCTCCTTGAAGGAACTGCGGTTGCGATTGCTGCGTTCGTTCTCCCTGGAAAGACCCTCAAGGTTGCCGAGGTTGCAATGATTGCCCTCGTTGCCACTGCCACCTTCGCGATCCTGGATATCTATGCTCCTAGCGTTGGAGCGTCTGCTCGCACAGGTGCCGGTTTCGGTATCGGTGCCAACCTAGTTGGATTCCCACGTATTTAAACTTTCAATGCATTGACTAGATGAGACGCTAATGTAGTCGTTAATAGCGTTCCATAGTTATTCTGCGTCATCTGCATGGTTCCCAAAGAAACAACACAAATAGGACTTGAGGTTGTAAAGAGTGTTTTAAGCACTTCAGACAAATCGTGTGGAACACAAAATGTATCATAGACCCTCGCAGCACCATAATGAACTACATAGTTTGCAGCAACCGCTACAATCCCCCTTAGGATGACTTCCATTTACTCTTTACAGTAATATCTTCTGAATATGACTTCCATTTACCACTTACAAACCTACAAGAAACAATGGAAAGTTCTACTTTTCTTGTAAGGTATAACGGAAATTGGGTTCAAATTCACTCTCGTCCTTTTGAACCTGAACGTATGACTACTGATGTTGCGTGGATTCAAATTAAAGAGGGTGTTACCCCACAAGAAGCCTATCGTCGTTGGTTTGAATTGCAACGCAGAATTTCTCGTGTTCTCAAGTAATGCAGACCCTCATCACAGTCCTTGCGTTTACTCTTTTACTTCTTCTACTTTGGCGTTTATGGAAACCTACCTTGAAACCAAAGCGTGAAGTTCCTAAAGACAAGGCAAACCTTTACTTCTTTCACACAGACTGGTGTGGACATTGTCAAAAAGCAATGCCAGAATGGGAGAAATTAGAAGCAGGACCTACTACGTTTGGAAACACAACGGTTTCATTTATTCGCGTGAATGCAGATAAGGATCGTGCAACAACTGATCTATATCAAGTGGACGCATACCCAACTATCAAACTTGAGACTTCAACCGATTTGTATACCTATTCAGGAGTTCCTACACAAGAAGGATTAACTCAGTTTCTCAGGGAAACGTTTGGAAAAGAAGCGTGAAGCCTGTTCAACTCCTTGAGTAAAGAGTAGTTTTTTCTGTTCAGGTGTTAGTTCTTGCATAAGTGAAATCGTATCATTCTTGAAACAGACTACATTGTCTCGTAATGGTTTCGAACGAAAGGATTCATAGAGTGTTGCAGAGTATTCTCCAAGTGTCATTTTCTTCAATCGTTCTGGAGGAATTGCAATTTCAGAACGACTAATGTGAAACACAAGACAGTCTGCTGGAACTACTTCATGCATTGCGTGTGTATGAAATCCACCATCAACATAGAGATTGTTATACAAGAGTTGAGGATGAAAGACAAACGGAAGACAGGATGAACAGCGCAGTGCATCCAAAATTGGAACCGAACCCGTTAACCATGTACTCCGTCGTGTAGTCAAATTAGAAGCCAAAATAAAGAGTTTTTGTGGACTGTCTGCAATCACTGCATTTCGTAGGTCAATTCCTTGACTATCAAATGCTTTGAGAACTGTACTTGTGAATGTATCCATAGAGAATAACCCTTTTGCTTGAGTGAAACTTGAAATGGATGTCAAGTTAATGGATGGAAGAATCGTTGATAAATTGAATTCAGTTTCAAACATATGATGAATTGCAGAAAGAGGGATTTTATAGGCAAGTGCTGTAGCAATAAGAGCGCCTGCTGAACATCCGTAAATACCATCTGGAAACTCAAGAGGTTGATATTTTTGAAGAGCAGACAATCCACCAATCATGAGACCTCCTCTTACACCACCTCCACCGAGGGCAATTGAGCGAAACATTCTTGTATAGAGAAGGTAAGCATGCTTAAAGCGCGTGAAGTATGGGAAGAGGCTGAGGATAGAAAAGAAAAACGCATGCGAGCAATGAGACCTGTGCTTTCACAACTCTATGGACAAATCCGTAAACAAGCAACCCATTCACCGAATGCACCCTATATTGTCTTTGAAATTCCTGCGTATGTGTTTGGATATCCTTTGTTCCAAATGTCCGAAGCGCGTGAATACATCATGAATACACTTTCGCAAGGTGGATACATGGTGTGGGTCATTGATGATAAATATCTGTTGATTTCCTGGATGAAAACAGCAGGCGGTAAGTTGTCTCAACATCGCCCACCTTTGTTAACCAATTATCGTCCTAACGCATATGATCCATCATTGTTGGAAAGTATGCGAAGATAAAATGGAATGAAGAGCTGTAATACAGAGAAACATATATGAACTGCGAGCATGAGGTGGTTGTGGATGACGGTGAACGCGTGTGCAAGTGCTGTGGGACGATTCTGGGAGCATGTATTGATGAAGGTGCCGAATGGAGAGTCTACGGCAATACTGAAGACGACCCTTCCCGAACAGGGACGATCACGAGCGAACTCCTTCCTGATTCCTCTTACGGATCCATGATGATGAGACGAAGAGGAGGACAACAATCTGAAGAAGGAAAGACGATTGCAAAACTCTCATCATGGTCATTTTCAAATCATGGAGAGAGGTCCTGGATGGGTATCTTTGATGCGATTCAATCCTCTGCATTACGCGCTGGACTTCCTAAAGCAATCATCTTTGATGGATGTGCATTGTTTAAAAAAGTAGAAGACGCTCAAAAGACTCGTGGAGAAACACGCCGTGCTCTCATGGCAGCAGCAATCTTTACAGTCTGTCGTCAACATGATGCAACACGAACCCATGAAGAAGTTGCCAATCTATTCCACGTATCCATTCGTGCACTTTGCAAAGCACTGATGCGATTTACAAATGATGGTTCAAATGTCTTGAATACTCAACTAGGCATTGCAGAACGTATTTGTTCAGACATGGACTTATCCGATACCGATCGTGATGCAATTGTATTGAAACTCCATACTCTCCCTGAAATGGAACACACCCCAAAGACGATTGTAGCAGGCGTAGTTTCATCGATTCTAGGTGGACAAATCACACGAGTCTCTGAAGCGTCAGGAGTTTCGTCTGTGTCTATTCGCAAAATTGTTGAAAAGTTAAAGACTATGGTGATGGAAAATAAGTAACACTCCATGATGTATTATTTGCAATTACAAGACTACCGCTATTTGATGTAATTAGTGTTCCTGTTGCTCCACTTACAGCAGATTGATGAGATGAGTCATATGAAATTCCAATATAACCTTGAACAGTTGTGTTTGAAATTGCAGAAACCATAAATATACCCCTTTTTAACGGAATATTATATGTAGACCCAGTAGTGGCACCACTTGATGAAAAGAAACCATCATTCACTTGAAGAGTCGCAATTTTATCTGGAAGTACTGGAGTAATTGTAGTGACTGAATTGCTATTTGAATCATGTGTAAAGGTCATGGTTCCATAACCATCCGACACTCGCATATCTCCGTTCACATTGAGTGTATAATCGAGTGGATTTGTATTGATTCCTAGACCTCCTATTTGATTGGTTCCAATACGAGCATATCCATTGACATCCAATGTATATTCTGGATTTGACAAATTGATTCCAAGACAGTTACTGCTTAAACTTCCTCCTAATAGATAGTTAGATCCAAGGTTATCTCCAATGTATCCTGGTGGTTTAACTAACGCTCCAACTAATAATTGATTGCTGTTATTTGTAAAATTTGTAACTGTGATATCATGACCAATGAAGATGTTATTGGATCCAATTGAATTGGACACTCCAGTATTTGCGCCAATGTAGATGTTTTGTGTTCCATCTCCGTCTGTACTCGTTCCAATTGCAATGGTATTTGAACTTCCTCCGGTTGAATTCTGACCTGCATTGTATCCAATAAATACACTATTCCTTACATTTGAAGTTGTATTTCCTGCTCCTGGACCTAGGAAGGTTGTGTTAGAATTACTACTTGTCACCATACTTGAATATGCATTTCCCGCACCTATTCCTACATATACATTACATCGTGCATCACCGATGGATGCAAAGAAGGATGACACCGTATTTGCAGAGACAGTATCAACATTAACAAGTTCTAGATTGGTTTTATACACGCGATTAACAGTGTCGTAGACAAAGGTAGGATGGAACACGTTAGACAATAAGTTCTGTACATTGATAGTACTCATTGTCTTGTAGCAAGACAAAGGTTTAAGTGTTTTCTCCCCTATATATACAGATGTCGTATACACTTTTTCCTATTCGGTCATCGGAGCAGCATTTGTATAAGATGTACAAGCAAAGCGTCGCGGTATTTTGGACCCCTGAGGAGATTGATTTTTCAAAGGACCATTCGGATTGGGCGAAGTTGACAGCAGATGAGAAGCATTTTGTTACGCATGTTTTAGCGTTCTTTGCAGGGTCCGATGGAATCGTGATGGAAAACCTTGTGCGACGATTTCAAGGCGAGGTGGATTCTCAAGTTGTCAAACTCTTTTATTCATTCCAAAATGCGATGGAGGGTGTTCATTCTGAATCGTATTCATTGTTGATTGATACCTACGTCAAGAACGAAGAGGAGAAGGCAAAGTTGTTTAATGCAATTGAGACCATTCCATGTATTAAGGAGAAGGCGGATTGGGCAGTTCACTGGATGAATGCGGACAAGAGTTTTGGAACTCGTTTGGTAGCGTTTGCTTGTGTGGAAGGTATCTTCTTCTCAGGTGCGTTCTGTGCGATTTTCTGGTTGAAGAAACGTGGACTTCTACCTGGTTTGACTTTCAGCAATGAGTTGATTTCTCGTGATGAAGGTCTTCATACACAATTTGCTGTAGCGCTTTTTCATACACTCTCTAATAAACCTGAACCTGAAGAGATTCGATCCATCATTACAAGTGTCGTGATTCTTGAAAAAGAGTTCATCTGTGAGTCTCTTCCATGTGCTCTGATTGGAATGAACTCAAAGATGATGTCTGAATACATTGAGTTTGTAGCGGATCGTCTTGCAGTCCAGTTGGGCGGTGAGAAGATCTACGGAACACACAATCCGTTTGATTTTATGGATTTGATTAGTCTGGAAGGTAAGACCAACTTCTTTGAAAAGAAGGTCTCTGAATATTCACGCGTTCAGTCTTCTGGAGAACTTAGGTTGGATGAAGATTTTTAATGTAAAATCGTGTTCCCTGCAGGTGTCTCTACCTTCTTGTCGCCTGTTTCAGAAGGTGTGATCGGGACAAAGTTCTCAGTAGACATCATCTTCAAGACAAAGAACAGAATGAAGGAAATAACTACAATCACTACAACATACTTGAGAAGTGTCCATAAAAGTCCCTTCATTGACGAAGAGTTCTTCGCAGCGTAGGCGCCGATTCCTGATGCAACCATCGTTTCAATAAATGCTCCTCCTTTCTTGGGTGCCATTTATCAGAATACAAGATTACTTTCCAGATGCTCCACGTGATTTTCTGATTTTATGAACCATTTACTTTAATCCTACGATATAAACTGAATGGATCAGGATGTTATACTAGCTGTTTCAATTTTTGTAACACTTGTTGGGTGTACAATAGGAGTCTTAATTGGAAACTTTGTATGTCCTCGTCGTCAATTACAACAATTAGAAGAAGATGACTTCGTTTAAGGAGCCACAACCTTTCCCCGCCTTCGTATAAATGGAGTTTCTTCATGCATCGATCGCACTTCTTGCTTCTATGGTTCTCATCCTCGCCTGTATGGTCGGTTGGATCTACTGGCAACAAACGCGTATGTTCCAGAACATGAACGCAATTGCACTAGTCATCAGTGATCTAAACCAGACCTTGATGGCGTCCATTCCACAACCTCACATTGAACTTGCCACAATTCCTGAACCCACTGAGACAGTTCAGAAGGTGGAAGTTCCTGAAGACGATGAAGATGACCGTGTCTCTGTATCACAAGATGTTGTTTCTGGACCCCCAGAAGCACTGGATACAGATGGACTTGAATCCAAGACTAAGAAGGAACTTCAAGAACTCTTGACCACCCGTGGAATTCCATTTGGAAAGGGAGATTCTAAGAACATTTTGATTTCTCTTTTAAAGGCAACCGCTTAAAGTAAACAATGAAGATAGTTTCCTTCGATGTAGGCATTAGAAACCTTGCATTTTGTGTCCTTGAAGGCACAAGTCGCACCGATGTAAAAATCATAGATTGGAATATCATTGACATACTAGGAGAACAGGCAGGTGTCGGCGCTCCTAGATGTCATAAATGCTCTACGGCAGCACGTTATGAACATGCAAGTAATGGATTGTTCAGTTGTTCAAAGCATTGTCCTCGCAAGAAGAAGGCAATGACTAAAACAGAAATTAATAAGATGACTCCTAATCAACTTCACGAACGAATTGAAGCAGAAGGATTGGAGACAACTGCAACTAAGAAAACCGATTTGGTAAAGTTGCTTTACAATCACCATAAACAGAACACGTGGAAGAAGTGTGTTTCGTCTGCGATTCAAGGGTCTGTGTTGGATTTAGCGCCTGCAATCATCAAGAGTTTGGACGCTCGGACTTCGTGGAAGGGAGCAGATGTCGTTGCTTTTGAAAATCAAATGGACCGAAGAATGTTTGGGGTTCAAGCAATGCTCCAGATGTATTTTTGTTGCCGTGGATTTCGGTGTACTGGGGTTTCGGCAACTCACAAGCTGTCAAACATTGTGACTGTGGAAGATTCAACCGCAAGTTATAAAGGCCGCAAAAAGACAGGCATAGCGCATGCATACGCTCTAGTTCCGGCAGAGAATCAGGCGCATTTTGCTTCCCATCCAAAGAAAGATGATTTGGCGGATTCATTCTTGCAAGGTCTTTGGGTATTAGAACACGAAACCAAGTAAACCGGATCGGAGCCCGATCGTCCAAAATGGATTTGATTTTTTTAAGAAAATGAATGGTGAGCAACATGGACCGAATCATTAAAAAGCAACGTACTGAGACTGAGAATGAGTATAGACTTCGCATTTGGAAGTCAAGAGAATTGTGGGATTATGTTCAACTTGAGTGGAAAGAAGAAGACATTGACGATGACGAGTATATGATGGAAAAGATGCTAGAAATGAAGCGTCAAGTACACAGAATGGATGAAGATGATATTGATAAGGAAGTAAAAGATACGATACTCTTTATGAAGACGCTTGATCGTAGCACGAAAGAGCACGAGTACATATGGTGTGAGATGTACATTGAGTATCTCAAAGAACGAAAGGATGAACTGAAGATGGAAGTCGGTATGAAGAGGTGTAGGATATGAGGGACATTTTTTTACTCTGTCGCGTTCTAACTTTAAGAAGGACGTCCAAGTCATTTATAAGCATGGACATCGACCTACTCGTGAATCCACAATCTGCAGGCATCGCTAATTTAGAAACAGTAGACCTTCCCACATTGTCATTTGATGACGTTCCCGCCCCACCCTCTGCTCCAAAATTGGTTCCGTCTTCTGAGGACACAGGACCCATTCAACTTGGAGGAACCATGAACTTCAACGCTGAACCGTATGCTCCCTCTGTAAATCCTCGCAAGGTATCCGATGAGTCCTTGATGAAGGAGAAATATGAAGTTCTTCGTAAGTTTGAGCGTCTCTCCAAGATGGGAGTTCCGATGAGAAAGCGTTTCACAATGGATTCTCCTTTAGAAGAGATGAAGTTAGAACTCGAGTTCATTAAGCGTGAGAAGTCTATGGACGCTACCATCAAGCAATTCTCTGAATGGTTCGTGACCGCTATGAGTGGATTGGAATACGGATCTAAGCATGTAACTCTACTCAAGGCGTTTGGTCTTCAGTTAGATGGTCTTTCAGAATCTGCTCAAATGAATGTAGTGGATTTAGAAGATGACTTTGAAGAGTTATATGATCAATATGGTGAGAACTTGAAGATGCATCCTTTAGTGAAGATTCCAATGCGTGCATGTATGATGGTCTATATGGTTCATTTGACGAATCAAATGACTCGTAAGGCGCCAATTCCAAACATTGATGACATCATGCGACAGAACCCAGACATTGCTCGTTCATTGGCAGCTGCAGCAATGCAGAACCAGACTCAACAAATGCGAACGACTGCCAATGTTCCTCCACCACCTCAAGCAACCAATCCTCTTTCAGGTCTCATGAGTTTCATGCAATCCGGTATGCCACCCGCACCACCTCCATCCATGATTCCTAAACAACCCGCAGCAGATAAACAGGTTAAGATTGGAGGCGGAGCAAAGACTAAGATAGTTTCACCACCAGCGCCTGCACCTGCACAAGAAATGCGTTCACCGCCTAACATTGATGAACTCTTGAAGAACATCAAGCAGTCTGTAGTGGTTCCACCCGGCAATGGACCACCTGCAGCAGTTCCTGCGTCAGCACTTCGTGGAGCCAATCCAAAAAAGAATGCTGGATCTACAGGAAAGAATTCGGTCATTATAAAATTATAAGATTTACAAAAGATAAATGGACAAAGTACTTACATTCAAACTATACTTAATGGATATACAGTCCAAAGATGTCAATCCAAAGACAGTAAACAATGATGTAAAGTCCGTATTTACTAACTATTTTAGTAAATCGGGTGAATTTAATGACTCTATGAAAAACCTTGTAGATGATTTTATGTTTGTGAAAAGTGAACCCTTAGAGTTTGCAGAGGATGGAATTGTAGTAAGGATTATCTTTAAGACATCAAGTGAAGATGAAGAAGTTTTGGATGCTCTTGAAGTATGGGGTGAAAAGACAGCCAATCAAGTAGATGAAGTACTTGATCATGAACTTATTATGAGTTTAATCTCATCTGGAACATCGGCACCTACAATTGGAATTCCTGATACAGACCCAACTACACCTGGAGGACGTCGGTCTAAAAAGACCTCTACAGTCCGTCGTCGCATAACAAAAAAGAAGCGTTCACTCCGTTCAAAGAAGACACGTAAGTCTAGATTAACCAAATCGCGCTACTCTAGCAGCTCGTAATTCTTCAGGAGTCATCTTAACTTTTTCACCGATGACTTCACCTTCAAGTTCACACATTTGAACCCACTGCTCTGACGTAATGTTTTGAAATGTCTTTAAGCAAATCGATATATCTTTAGAAGTCTTCTTTCCCATATGCCGACAATAGTCACAGTTTGTCATGACGATATACTGTGCCCAGGGTCCCGTTCTTAATACTAATGCGTAGAAGGTAGACAATTGCTTCCACGTAACCACATTCTTCTTAAAACTCACGTGTTTCTTATACTTGCACTGAACTGCATAATACTTTCCATCTTTTTCGGCCACGATATCGATTCCAACATCCGGGCGTTTAAGGCTGAGAGTTGTCAAGAGTTCTTCAGGAACATCTTTGAGCAACCAAACATTCGTTAGTTTGCGAACATGCTTGAGATATTGAACACAGAACTCTTCAAATACATCACCACGAATCTTTTTATTATCACGTGTTCTCATTTCGGTAAACGTGTGTGCGGGTTGTTCATACCATTTTTGGCATTCAGTAAGAAACAGGTCAAAGAGTCCCGTCCCATCTGGACGAGGTGTTAGAAATAGTTTATGCAGATCCATCTTGAAGTTCATACATTTGACAAAATAAATCCATTTTAAATAAACTTTAGCATTGTTAATAATAAATGCCAGGTAAAGGAATTCCTAAGTTGAAAAGCGAGTTAAGAGATCTTGAAAAGTATAAGCAAATTCATGAAGGTAAGTCGTTTGCATCTAACCCAGCGTTAGTTCCTTCTATCTACAGAAGTAAACCATACTTGCTACAAGCTATTAAAAAGAAGGAAGAAGCAATTAAGAAAGCGGAGTCAAAGAAGGGTGGACGCACTCGTCGATCAAGTCGTCGTGGAACTCGTCGCTCTTAAGT